CCCCCCACCTCTTTTTCCGACCCCTTGTAAAAAATTTTTTATACTGTACGGTGTATGTTCTAGTAGGTATTACGTGGTTATCGAGTGAAGAAAGTAAAAGACAGGCTAGACAACACGGCACATACAGGGAGAGTAGGTGAGTTTTTTGCTATGTATGTTTTAGAGCGTCACGGGGTAGAGTGCTACCATGTAGACCGTTCCGGCGTAGACCTATGGGGACAGTCGTACTACGAAGACATGTTCACGTTGCAGATAAAAGCAGCAAACCTAGCTACCCTGAAGAGGAAGCGTTCCAAAGACCAATACAAGTATTGTTTTAATATACGCAAAGGGCGTATAGCAGACTTCCATATGTTTATAGCTTTAGACATACAGCGAGTGATGGTAAAAAGAACAAAAGACTTGAAAGCGGCTTGCAGCTTACAGCTATCCGCCGATGCATTTACAGAAGAAGTAGAGGAGGAAGGGCTAAACCTCCTCCGTAATTTTAGAAGGGAAGGCCGTCCTCTAGGGCTATGACAAATAGTCCTGCCACCACAAGTACACACGCCGAAACAATAAACACAGTAAAACCAAACACAAAGGAACCTCAGAACAGTAGGGGGTTGAAAGAGGCGCTATTGTACAAGTGATCGAGTATGATCGGAAATGTATAATAATCATGTAAGACATATCATTTATGGTATGTGGCTGGGGGGAGGCTTGTTTAATATGTACGTAAATTGCACAGTTGTACTGTACATCCTGCATAATACGCGTATAGGGCATGTAACTGTTTCTTGTCTTGTGTAAACAAGTATGGTACAAAGGCACTCCGGTTTAACAACCTGCGATTACAATATGACGATTAAACTCGAACCCGAGACAGGGGTTCCGCTATTTGATGACGACCCCGCCGTGGACTTGAGTGTCCGTGCGCGAGCAGCGAAGACGACAGCCTTAGAGCTAGCAGAACATGGGTTAGAACTTAAACCCAGCAAAGAAGATGAAGACGTGGCAGCTAAACTTGCCATAGCGTATGCCGATGATCCTGAAAAGACATCGAAAAAAGCAACAAACAAACGTATGGCTAACCTGACCCCAGCCTCGCTGGTGCTAACTAGCAACATACTCACGGAATTTGGCGCCTCTGTAGTGGAGTCAGCCGTTTCTGTGCGCCACTTAGTAACGAATAAGCTAATATTAGAGACCGAGAACCCCGACCCACGTGTCCGTATTCGAGCGTTGGAGTTACTGGGTAAGATTTCGGACGTAGGGTTGTTCGCAGAGAAGTCAGAAGTAACCGTTACGCATCAGTCAACAGATGATTTGAAGGCAAAACTGCGTAGGAAGCTAGAAAAGCTGGTAAATCCTGCGAATGAAGTGACACTGGACGGCGAAGTTGTAGACGTAGACGCAGAATTAGGGGTAAATACGGATGTCTAAGACGTATATCCACGTGAATCAGCACAAAATCCGCGCTAACCTCAAAAATGGGACATCCGAACCTGTAATTACTGTAAAACAGGGTAAGAAAAACACGTACTGTAGCTCTGTAACTATAAATGGGCCGTCTGAAGTGCTGCAAAGTACCACAGATAAGCCGATTTTAAGCTGTGGGGCGCGAGTAGTGGTGGTAACTACCGCTGATGTGACTATAAATGACTGCGCCTAGCACCTCTGTGGACTTTACTCAAGAAGAAATCCAGCATATGTTGGATAATATTGACATGTTTAGCGTTGATGAGGCGGTAGAGATAGAGAAACTTGTCGATGAACTAGACAAACGGCGTACAGTTAAAGCCGCACATGACGATTTAATCGAATTTTGTAAACTTATGCAGCCTGACTACCTAGTTGGGAAGCACCACCGCATGTTGGCCGACCTCCTAATGGCCATCGAGCGAGGAGATAAGGATAGGGCGTGCGTAAACATACCACCCCGTCACGGCAAGTCTCAGCTTGTATCTATTTTTTATCCGGCGTGGTACCTAGGGCGTAACCCGGACAAAAAGGTTATGATGGTGTCACATACTACCGATCTGGCTGTGGACTTCGGACGTAAGGTGCGGAATATTATCGCCAGTGAAGCCTACGCAGACATATTTCCTACAGTAAAGCTCGCCAGTGACTCTAAATCAGCCGGTCGCTGGAGTACTAGTGTGGGCGGGGAGTACTACGCGTGTGGTGTTGGATCAGCTCTAGCGGGCCGTGGTGCGCATTTACTGCTTGTAGACGACCCACACTCTGAGCAAGACGTGATTAACGGCAACTTTATTGTCTTTGAGAAGGCATATGAGTGGTTCACATTCGGTGCTCGTACCCGTCTGATGCCGGGGGGTAGTGTGGCTATTATCCAGACACGATGGCATATGGACGACCTAACAGGGCGTGTTGTGAAGGATATGGCTCAGAACGAGCGTGCGGATCAGTATGAGGTCATTGAGTTCCCTGCAATACTAGATATAGACGACAAAGAGACAGGGAAGCCGGTACAGAAGCCCCTGTGGCCCGAGTTCTTTGACCTCGAGGCGCTACTACGTACCAAGGCATCAATGCCTACGTTCCAGTGGAATGCTCAATATCAGCAACAACCCACCGCCGAAGAGGCCGCGCTAGTAAAAAGAGAGTGGTGGAATGAGTGGGATGCCGAGCGACCCCCGCCCTGCGAATATATAATTATGTCTTTGGACTCCGCAGCCGAAAAACACAACCGTGCCGACTATACGGCGTTGACTACGTGGGGAGTGTTCCTTAACGAGGAGACTTCGGCGTATAATATAATCTTGCTTAACAGTATAAAAGAGCGTATGGAGTTCCACGAGCTAAAAGAGTTGGCTATGGATCAGTACACGGAGTGGGAACCAGATGCTTTTATAGTAGAGAAAAAGAGTTCCGGTGTAGCGTTGTACCAAGAAATGCGACGTATGGGCTTACTTGTACAAGAATATACCCCCCATAGAGGTTCTGGTGATAAACTAGCACGTCTAAACTCTGTATCCGACATCGTGCAATCTGGGTTAGTATGGGTTCCACAAACTAGATGGGCAGAGGAAGTAGTAGAAGAGATCGCAGGGTTTCCCTTTATGAGCCATGACGATCTGGTGGATTCCACAGTTATGGCACTTATGCGGTTCAGACAAGGCGGATTTATACGACTACCTACTGATGAGCCAGAAGAAATTAAATACTTTAAACATCGCGGTAGCGGGTTTTACTAAGAGGTTACAAAATGGCAATTGAGAAAGGTATCTACGCCGCACCAGAAAGCATAGAAGACGTAGAAATAGAAGAAGCGGACATGGAAGCGGACTTGTCTATCGAGATAGTTGATCCTGAAATGGTAACCCTATCCGACGGTAGTATGGAGATCACCCTGATCCCTGACGTTAACGAGACTGACTTAATGGCGTTTGATGCTAACTTGGTGGACGCACTTGACGAAGGACTCTTAAACGAGTTATCAGGTGAGTTAATAGGTATGGTTGACGCAGACGTGGACAGCCGTAAAGACTGGGCTGAAACATACGTTAAAGGGCTAGACATCCTAGGGTTTAAGTACGAAGAGCGTACGACTCCTTGGCAGGGCGCATGTGGCGTGAACTCTACAGTTCTAGCCGAGGCAGCTATCCGGTTCCAAGCAGAGACCATGAGTGAGACTTTCCCTGCTCAAGGGCCGGTAAGGGTAAAGGTTCTAGGTAAAGAGACTAAAGAGAAGCTAGAAGCAGCAGAACGTGTAAAAGCGGACATGAACTATGAGCTTACAGAGAACATGGTGGAGTACCGTCCAGAACACGAGAGAATGCTATATAGCCTAGGACTTGCAGGATCGGCGTTTAAGAAGGTTTACTTCGACCCCAATATAGGTAGACAAGCCGCTATCTATATCCCAGCAGAAGACGTTATCGTGCCTTACGGCGCATCTAACATCGAATCCGCCGAGCGCGTTACCCACGTAATGCGTAAAACCAAGAACGAAATAATGAAGCTGCAAGTGAGCGGCTTTTATGCAGGAGTAGAGTTAGGAGACCCTCGCCCGTTCCACACCGACATCGAAGAAAAGAAAGCCGAGGAAGGCGGGTACGACATCACTGATGATGATCGCTACACGATATACGAGATTCATGCCGATATAATCATTGAAGGCGTAGACGATGAGGATGGCATAGCTAAACCTTACATCGTCACGATAGAGCGTGGTACAGAAGAAATACTTGCCATTCGTCGTAATTGGGACGAGGAAGACATGCTCACCATGAAGCGCCAGCACTTTGTACATTACGTATACGTGCCCGGATTTGGCTTCTACGGCCTCGGACTCATACATATAGTAGGGGGGTACGCTAAAGCAGGAACGTCGATTATACGACAACTGGTGGACGCTGGTACCCTATCTAACCTTCCCGGCGGTTTGAAGTCTCGTGGATTGCGTATTAAAGGCGATGACTCCCCAATCGAACCGGGCGAGTTTAAAGATGTAGATGTACCGTCAGGCAGTATCCGTGAAAACATCATGCCCCTACCTTATAAGGAGCCTAGCCAAACTCTGCTAGCGTTACTTAACCAGATTACCACTGAAGGCCGTCGTTTAGGCGCTATCAGTGATATGAACATATCTGATATGTCTGCGAATGCACCTGTAGGAACTACGTTAGCATTGCTAGAACGTACGTTAAAGCCTATGGCTGCGGTACAGGCACGCGTCCACTACGCCATGAAGCTAGAGTTCAAGATGCTCAAAGCTATCATGGCTGAAGAAGCATCAGTGGAATACGACTATATGCCTAATAGAGGTGAAGTAGCTGCCCGCCAAGCTGACTACGCTATGGTCGATGTAATCCCTGTTAGTGACCCTAACAGTTCTACTATGGCGCAACGTGTAGTCCAGTACCAAGCAGTGTTGCAGATGGCGCAACAGGCACCCCAGATATACAACCTACCTCAATTACATCGTCAGATGATTGAAGTGCTCGGCGTCAAGAACGCTGACAAGCTAGTACCTACGGAAGATGACGTGAAACCTACTGATCCCGTAAGCGAAAACATGAACGCGCTAACAGGTACCCCCATAAAAGCGTTCATCTACCAAGACCATGCAGCACATATAGCTACGCATCAGTCGTTTATGCAAGACCCGATGATTGCACAGACCGTAGGTCAGAACCCACAAGCACAGAGGATAATGGCTGCGTTACAGGCTCACATAGCGGAGCACCTAGGGTTCTTGTACCGCTCTCAGATGGAAGAGAAGTTAGGAGCCCCCCTACCAGCGCCTAATGAAGAACTTACAGAAGAAACAGAAATACAATTGGCTAGACTAGTAGCGGAGGGCGGTAAGCAGCTTACTCAGCAGCACAAGCAAGAAGCAGCGCAAAAGCAGGCGCAGCAGAAACAACAAGACCCCGTTGTACAGATGCAACAAGCGGAGCTACAAATTAAGCAGCAAGACGTGCAGCGTAAAGCTCAGAAAGACCAGATGGACGCGCAGCTCAAACAGGCTGAACTACAGCGCAAGATGCAAAAAGACATGGCTGATGCTGCTATAGATCAGGGGCAGCTACAGTTAGAAGAGCAAGAACTACAGCTAGACACCGAAAAAACCGTTGCTAAGATGGCTGCGGATAGGCGCAAAGATGCGACTAAATTAAAGCTAGACGCCATAAAAACAGCAACAGATTCTGCAAACAAACGTAGGGAATAAACCATGGCTAAAACCGTCTTTGACGTGCTCAAAAATAAAATCGAGGATGACATGTCCTCTGCAACAGAATTTCTAGGTAATGGTGGGGCTAAAGACTTCGCTCAGTACAAAGAAATAACAGGAATGCTACGAGGTCTCACTTCCTGTCTGAATCATGTAAACGACCTCTCGCGTAATTATTTGGAAGAAGATGATGACTGAGTTAACGATAGTACCTAAAGAAGCAGAAAACGATGAAGAGCTTGACCTTCAAATCCCCACACCCGTGGGATACCGTGTCTTAGTAGCTATGCCGGAAGTAGAAGATACATACGGCGAAAGCGGCATTATTAAGTCTAATAAAGAAATACACAACGAATACATTATGTCTACCATCGGGGTTGTACTCGATATGGGAGCACAAGCGTATTCTGATAAAGAGCGTTTTACTACTGGCCCTTGGTGTAAGACAGGAGACTATGTAATGTTCCGTGCCAATACTGGTACACGGTTTAAAGTAGGTGGTGTTGAGTATCGTCTAATGAACGATGACTCAATTGAAGCAGTAGTAAGCGATCCTCGTGGCGTTACACGAGTGTGAGGAGTAGATAATGGGATTTCAAAAAGTAGAATACACCTTTCCTGATGAAGAGAAAGAGGAAGTAATAGAAGTGGAAAATTCTAGCGCAGTGGAGATCGACATATCTGGTGAAGCAGAAGATGATGTCGAGAAAGAAAAGCCTGCCAAACAGGAGAAAAAATCTGAGGTTGAGGTAGAAGTAGTAGATGATACGCCGAAAGCCGATAGGGGGCGCAAAGCCTCTAAACCTCCTGAAGACCTTACCGACGAAGAGTTAGAGGACTATTCGGACAAGGTACGCAAACGAATTCAGCACTTTAGTAAAGGGTACCATGACGAAAGACGTGCCAAAGAAGCGGCACATCGTGAACGAGTAGAGTTTGAAAACTACGCAAAATCGCTTGTTGAGGAGAATAACAAGTTAAAGAATAGCGTTGAAAAAAATCAAGCAGCTTTACTAGAGCAAGCTAAGAAAACTGCTAATGGAGAGATGTTACTAGCTAAACGCGCATATAAGATGGCGTATGAGGCGGGGGATGCAGATAAGCTAATTGAGGCGCAAGAAAAGATAACTAACGCCAAGATAAAGGCCGATAAGTTATCTGATTTTGTCCCAGAGCCTTTACAACAAGCTGAGATTCCTGTACAAATACCGCAAGAAGCTCCAATTCAGCCAGATACCAAAGCGTCCGAATGGGCAAATGAAAATCCTTGGTTTGGTTCAGATGACGAGATGACAGCTTATGCTATGGGTGTACACAGTAAGCTGGTTAAGCAAGGTGTGGACACCACTAGTGATGATTACTACGAGACTATTAATGCTCGTATGCGAAATACCTTCCCTGAAGAATTTGGGGAAATTGAAGAATCAGAGGAGAAATCAAGTAAGCGACAGTCTAATGTGGTTGCACCCGCTACGCGGAGCACAGCACCTAAAAAGGTGCGCCTAACGCAAACACAAGTGGCTATTGCTAAGAAACTTGGAGTCCCCCTAGATTTATACGCCAAAAAGGTTGCAGAAGAGATGAGGAAAGTATAATGGCTGAGAACAGAATTAAACGTGAAGAAGTTACCCGTGAAAAAACGGCCCGCAAAGCGGCTTGGACTAGACCAGAAGTACTACCTTCTCCTAATCCCGAGCCGGGCTACGTATTTCGCTGGATTCGTGTAAGCACGCAAGGTAACGTAGATGCCACTAACGTATCCTCAAAACTACGCGAAGGTTGGGAGCCAGTAAAAGCGTCAGATCACCCAGAGATTACTCTTGTGTCCATTGAGAACGAAAAGTTCAAAGACAACTTGATAATCGGCGGTCTAATGCTATGTAAAGCTCCTATCGAAATGGTTGACGAGCGCAATACTTACTATAAAGATCAGAGTAGCGCGCAGATGCAGTCAGTAGATAACAGCCTAATGCGAGAAAACGACCCCCGAATGCCGTTGTTTAACGACCGCAGGTCAAAAGTTACCTTCGGTAACGGGTCATAACTAAATCATTTTATAGGTGAAATAAATGGCAACTACAGCCTCTCCATACGGGTTTGTTCCCGTACGTAAAGCTGACGGTACACCCTACGCTGGTGCCCGTGACGCTTTTCTTATTACCCCTGCTGGCGTAGCTCAGAACATCGGCTATGGTTCTATTGTTGAACTAAACGCAGGATATGTCCAACTTGCTTCTGGCACTGGTGCAGACGCAACTACTAACAACCTTGGCGGCAACGGTATCGGTGCTCTGGGTGTGTTCGTTGGTTGTGAATACATCAACGCTGAAGGTCAGTTGATTTTTGCTC